TGCAACGCGACCATCTGCGGTAATATCAAGTTCATGTGCCATTGGTTTGTCTCCTTGTTGGCATGCGGCGGAAGTGCCGCACCCATCTTCTCGCACATAACCGCATGCCGCACAACCCCTCTTCTCAATAAAAAAAGCGCCGCTCGAGGCGGCGCTAGTTCTCACACAAGGTAACGGGTTGTTATCGGCGTCTGCGACGGCGGACCGGGCGGTTATTAGCCCGGCGGTCTAGATCATCATAATCTGAGCCATAGAGCAGGCGGCCAATTAACGTAAATAGAAACATGCGTCCTTCCTTTCTTAGAACAGGTTGAAGGTAAGGTCATACAGGTACAGGTACGACACAAAAGCGACCGCGGAAAATAGGATTGTCACGATATTTTGCAGCCGTTCAACGGCGCGAAGAGGAAGGGGTTCTTTCATCGGGCCATCCACTCTTCAAATGTGGGAAGGGGCGCTCCATTGCGGGTGATGTCGCCGCCTTTTCCATCGTCGGCGCAGTGCAGGAAGATTTCGAACTCGTCTTCGAGCGTACCGCGTTGCCTAGTCTGCCAGTTGGCGTGGGGGGTAAGATTTGTCATGTCCTGACTCCTTGGTTAGTGGGACTATGCGGTTTTATCGGACCCCGGCCCAAAGATCAACCGAAAAATGTTCGCCCAGTTTACAGGCTCCTCCTCGAGCACTGCCGGGTTGACCTTATCCAGACCCTCCATTCGGAGATCGACGGCCTGCCGGGCAGGATACAAGTAGACTTGGGCGGGGTCGGTCATCACCCGTTGCCGCTTCACCAGTATCCAGCAGGACGCGTGCTGGTGCTTAGTCAGGAAGGACACCTGATGCGGGCGGAGCTCTACCGCATGGTTTGTGGTTGCTTTGAGTTCTATAAGATGAAGACCGCCTTCGGCGTCACAGATCATCAGATCGGGAACTCCCGGCATCGCCCACGTTTCTATCCTCGTCGGGATCAACTTGGTCGAGTACCTCTTCATCGCCTCCTTCACCTGACGATAGAATCCGCTTTCTCGCTTTAGAGCGGTTTGAGGCATTCGGTTCGGACTCCGGGGTAACATCGATGGTGATCGGGGCATAGCTCTGTTTAATCTCCTCCAAGGCCCGCATGACTTCGTCCTTCGACATCGAGTCGATGCTGCCATGTCTGATCTCAGACTTACTAACGTAAATATCTCCCTGCGCCTGACCGCGCCGATACTCGGCTTGTACCGCCGCGCTATAAGCGCCGCTCTGCAAAGCCATGTCCCGGATGGTCTGAAGGTCACGAAGGTGGCGGCGGTAGCTCACGCCATACTTTTCATCAAGCTCGGCCCGGTATTCACGGATTGCCTTGCAGACATGCGGGGAGATGTGGGGGTTGGTGAGCTCATAAGCTCGGGTATGGGAAGCGCCCGCGCTGTACCCCGCGTTGATGGCCGCCTCACGCATTGTGATCTGGCCGTCCTTGGAAACAAGCTCCTTCACGAAGAGCTCCTGCTTCCGGGTCAGAGGGCGGTCAATAAGGTCTCGGCTCTTGGCCTTGTGAGGTCGGTTTTTCATCAGCATCCTGTGGGCAGTTAATTGGCGTACATCCTATACCAAGCCCCGTCCCGGTGTATATACTCTGGAAATTTAAAAGTATTTTTTTTCGGCTCAGATGCCATTAAGCCCGATTTGGGTTCTACATATGGTTACATTATTGTATTCAAGGTGTAACCGTTAATATGTACCCTAAGAATCTATATATTCTATACAGTTACCTATACTGGTTACACGGTTACACTGGTTACGGGTAGTTTATGAAAAAATAAAAAAAATAATCTCAGAGCCCTATATAACCGTTACCGTTTTTTGTAACCCGGCCTAAATACCCCGGTTTTGGGCTTAACCCTTTGATCCTGCGTGTCTTTCCCGTTTTTGGAACTACTCAGAAGAACCGTGGGCCGTGATTAAAGGTTACTTACGGATGCAGTTAAAGGTGACGGCAAGCGGCTCTTGGTCCTGCGGCTTTTTATTTTCCGTCAGAGTGTAATAACTTTGAAGTCCCGCTTTTCTGTTCTGGAGAACAATCAGCGCGACCCGACCTTCATTCAGGTCAACCGGTTCACTCTCGTGTTGTCCGTACCAGTGTCCACCGGGAAAGGTTTCTCCGTTCATCTCGAAGGTATCGAGAATTAGGGGCGGCACGGAAAACTCCCACTCCCAATCGTCGTCATCGTCTTTGCGAAAATAGACGTTCCAGAGCATGCACTTCTCAGTTGGGTTTTTAACCATAGGTGACTCCTTGTGTAAGAGGCCCACGGCTCATCTGAATAGTCTTTTGGGTGGAACTACTCGGAAGAACCGTGGGCCGTGGTTAGTGACCCTTACTTACTTATCGTTGGGTAGTGTTCCTTTGCGAACTCCACCATTTCTTCCATCCGCCACAGCACCTCATGAATGCCGTCGCAGCCGTGGCAGTCGCATAGCTCGTGACCCATTTCTGTAGCTAGGTCTTCAAGCTCGTCGCTCATGTCCACCCAGTAATGATTTTGGCTGTGCCGGACACCTCTTGAGTGTTCGAGTTCGTAAGTGAGACCGAACTCCGGGTACTGCCGGATCATTTTCTTGATCTGGTAGTAGGCCGGGTTGGACTTTGACTTAGGCTTCGACACATCGATGTCCGGCTTGGTCACGTTGTCCGAGGTCAGTTCGTAGACTTCAGCAACACGCGCCCTGCGCTTCACCCGCTTGTCTTTGATCGACACGATCTCTCGTATCCGACCGCAGGTGTAGCGGCGACCGCTGACAAGTTGCCAGTGCCATCCGGCGACGATGAGGAAGACGCGACCGGGGGTCCGATCTTCCTTCGACATCTTCAGCCACCCGGCTAGGGTAGGTCCGGTTTTCCGATTTAATCGGACACCGGGCTTTTCCCATCGGCGTGCTTGAATGTTGCAGGCTCGAAGGGCGTCGAGAATCTCGTAAGTGTAAGATCCCCGGATTACTTTGCGACCGTTCTGCTTCCGGATCAGCCGTGCGGCCTCTCCGGTCGTCAGGTTGGTCAGTGCCGATATCACGGACGGGCCGCAATACCGGTTCTTGTCTTTGCCATCAGTGATGGCCTTCAGTTTCAGTTTTGCCACAGGTGACTCCTTGTGTGAGAGGCCCACGGCTCATCCGAGTAGTTCCGATTTACGATGTCCAACAGCGCGGCGCTTTTGTCGCCTCTTCTTATTATGTCCCATTTTAGCGCATATCATCGATTCGGTATACATCTAATTATCCCTTATTTTTCAATGACTTATGGGACTTATCCACAGGCCCCTAAATTAGAATAATTCCATGTGTTGGGGTCATGGGGTTTTATATTGCACTGCACCATAGAAGAGCTTATATCATTATGGAAGGAGATTACTGACATGACATTTCTTGCTGGCATCACGCTCGATGCTTTTATTTCGGACCACGGTTACCGGCGTTGGATTGCTGGTTTGTGGTCTTCCATTAAAAAAGGGGTAATTGCTTATGGAACCGCTCGTGCTGAAAACGCTATTCGGAACCATCACGTTTTCTAAGGATGGTGTTTCGTTTGATGGCCTGACGTTTAGTTGGGACATCAAGGCAAAGTAAAAGGGGGCCTCGCGGCCCCCTTTCGTTTACCCGTTAGTTTCTTCTTCCATTTTGCGAACCACGCTGGACAGCTTGTAATGGGCATGCACCAGCTTCTGGTATTCTGACATGAGCATATCGCCGTCGCATTCCATCATCATCAGAACCGGGCTTTTTAAAAGCTTGTTTAACCGCCGCAGGAACTCAGGGACGCTAACCTCTTCTTCGTGTTCCCACATCACCGTGCCGGAGATCTTTCCTCGACAGCGTTTGCAACCGGGGATCTGTTCTTTAGTCTTGGTCATTTTTTGACTCCTGTGTTGTAGACGCAGACACGTTACGGCTTACCATGGGATAATGTCAACCCCAATCAGGACGAGCTTTTTTAACGTCGTCTACGATCACCGTGTTGCACGATCCGCAAACCACTTGATTCGCACCGGCGTAAACTCGCCCACGCGTCAGTTGCCCGCAGAAGTCGCAAGGCACGAGGTCCGTGTACCAAGGTTTGTAATCTACGGGTGTGTTCATGTGTCCTTCTCCAGCGGTGACTTTCCAAACATTCGAAAGGTTTTCATTGGAAAGTGCGCGACGGGTTCTCGTAGTACGGTCTCACGCAGCCTCTTTATCCGCCGAGAAGACCACTTGGATAGGCTTGGCGGGTTTGTTAGTGTTTTTCGGCATGACAACAAGATCGAACGTGGAGGTGCCGGGCATACGACGATGAAAGAGCCAAACGGCATCCTGCTCGGCAAGCCTCACGTATTTGCGAAACATGTCTTGCTTTTCCAAATGTTCCAATCGGGGTTTGCCAAACATGCGCTCTGCAAACTCGCGATGTACGTCCCATTCGATAGGGCCGACCCTGTAGCTACGGTGCCCAATTGCCGTCCACTCGTTTGGGTGGAGGTTTAAAAGGTTTACGTTTTCCATAAGATTGCCTTTTTATCTTTTACTTTTGCGTCATCAAAAACCGCGCCAATTTCATCCCATTTATTTTCAGCAGCCTGCATTTCTTTTTCGCGCTGACTATCTGTGCGCTCGTGGTGACCCATGTTGCCCGGAACATAAGCCGGGATTTTGTTTTTGCGATCCAAATCCCGTTGGCGGCTTTGCATGCCCGTCTCATCGATCCAATCGGTCTTATCGACGGGGCTTTTGCATGAAAGACAGACCAGCGCGTCCCAATCGAAATGAAAAACGTGCGACCCGTGCAGGCAACGGGGGCAGGAAATATCCCGCCCGTTCACGCCTGCTCGGGTGTATTGATTTACGAACATGATTTTTGATTTTTCTTCAGCCACTTAGCTCCTCCCTCGTTAAGGTGGTTCCACACCTCAAATTCTTTGATGTTCAAGGTTTTGGCAATGTCCATCGTGTTCTTGCGATAGACGTAAAACATGCGACAGACAACGTCGCTAGGGCGGTCATCTTGCTGCCAAGGCATTTTCCACATCCGGCGCTTCCTCCATATGAGAGACGTTGATGACATGGAGGGGCGTGCTGACGCCCTTCACGTGCATACTGTCTGCTACGACGGTGTGAGCAAACCACAGGTCGCCGTCCACTTGCTGCACCAACCGCCACATTCGGTTGTTGGATTGCATGTAAAGTTTTCCGGGGATCAATGTAATTTCTCCTTATCTGAATGGTAGATGTAGTTACTGTCCAGTATGGCGCGGGCATGGTGCAGGGAAGCCGCGATCAATGTCATAATGTCTTCGGCATCGTCCAACGCCATGAGGATCTCAAGACAAGCCCCGGTGGTAATCCCCGCAAGACGCGGGGACTCCGGTAAATCTTCCAGTCTTTTCGACAAATCAATCATTTCACTCATTGCTTTTGCATAAGCTTCTTTCTGATCGTCGTCCTCGTCATCAAAATTGATCACCCGCGCTGTATCCTCTCCCATGCTGCGAGCATTTCTATCCTATCTTTTTTTGACAAGTCGTCCCGCTTGAGGGAAGATTTTATCAGATTGTCCATCTGAAGGCAGGCCTGTGGCCACGGCATGCTTGAGGCAAGGTTCAGCACAAGTTTCGCTTCGTATATTTCGTCTAGTTCGTCTAGTTCTTCTTCTATGAGGCGTTTGGCAATACTCATTAAAAAAACCTCCGAGGTCGTAACTGGTTAAACACACGTCGCAGAACGTAAGAACGCCCTACGCTTAGAAAGAAATAAACGGCGGTGATTTGGGTTGCTTCGACCGGGCTGGGCTCTAGACCAAACAGGGGCAGGCCCCAGTATGTAAAGCACCAAGAGACCCCCAAGCCGACCACGGCGTTAGTATGGGCCTCCATTAAACTCATCATGCGGGACTGCATAACTCCTCCTCTGGTTTATGGAGGCAGCGTAGATGCTGTATGCGAGTATGTCAAACAAAAAGAAACGACCCCCAGATACAGGGAGCCGTTTCAGATTCAACAAGGAGTCAACAAGGAATCATCATGCTGTACGACATGAGTAAACGTATCCTATATCAACGCATTGATGGGTGCAATCTAAAAATACCTCTGTATAATTTTTTTATGCATAACATTCGGCGCGGGACAATTGGAGAATTGATCTGCGCTCTCAAGCTGATGAAGCTGGGGGTGGACTGCTCCATTGTGAACTACAACGAAGTGGACATCATAGCCGAGGTCCGTGGGCAGTTGCTCCGGATTCAAGTCAAATCCTCCGTTGTAAAAAAAGATCGGAAGACGCTTTACTATCATTTCTCCACGAGCTCGGGTGCAGAGAAAAGGCCTTTGGAAGCATCGGGCTCGGATATCGTAGCGCTGGTCGCCGCAGACACAGAGCGCGTCATGTTCAAGACCACCGCTTCCGTAAATAAAAAAACCGCTCGTGTACGGGCGGATGTTTTTCGGGCCGATAATTTAGAAGAAGATTCGTGGGCCGCGGCTATTGAAGCGATGTCTCTTCGTTAGGCGTATAGAACAGCATGAGCGCGTTACAGGCCGGGCAACTGTAGTTCGTGACGATAATGTAGTCACCATCGTATTCTTCATCACAGTCGTGATTTCCACCTATAATCATGGGCGTTCCGCAGTGCAGGCAATCAGTCATCGGACTTGATCTCGCCCCAGCCGCCGCATGTTTCGCACTCGACCCACTTCACACGGACCTCGACCCACGGGTCAGGGCCGTAGCCGCCCACCTGATACTCGTCTTCGACCCTTCCTATGCCACCGCAGTCCGGGCATTCGATATCAACCATCGGCTCTTTCCCATTTGTAGAAGATGTGGTCGTTGATACGGACCACTCGTCGATCATGCGTTCCCCACTCTGGGTAAACGTAATGAGCATGGTAATGCGTTGCGCCCTCGGTCGGATCGTCTGATCCTCCGGCAAGGGCTTTTAATGCAATGTTGTAAGCTCGCTTGTAAGCCTTCTTGTCTTTCGGGTCGTCGCTCTTGCCGTCGCAATAGTAGCTGAACTGGCATCGGTGCTTGACAGGTATGTCCGGGTTCCACCTGTACCGGGGCCCCTGCTCTACGACATCACAGACGTTACCCGGAAACCGCGGGTCATGGACCCTGTTTAAAATTACATGCGCGACGGCTTGCTGGCCAACGCGGGGCTCTCCCCTTGCCTCAAAATAAACAGCCGTGGCTAGGCACACCACCATTGCTTCAAGCATTGGTGGCGACCCACACCACGGCGTATATCGCTAGTTTAAGCGCGGCCACTGCCACGATTGTCTCAATCATCCTTGACCCCTGTATTTTTTGAAGTTGCGCCGCTGGTCCTTGCTTTTCGGACGAGTGCGAGTGCTGTTCCCAATCGTAGTCTTCTTCTTGACTGGGACAGTGTAAACCGGACCTGTGGTCTTCTTAGCCATCCGGGTTATGTTCCTTAAAGTCTTTGTGCATAATCTTTAGCTGACCACTGATCGTGCGGCCCTGCCTCTTGGCCATCTCTTTAATGTCGAGATAGACCTCGATGGGAACCAGAACAGACTTCCATTTGGTGGTATCCATACTTCATCTCCTTTCGCCTGCGAATATATACGATAAGTTAGTTAGCGCAAGACAAAAAAGACCCCGCCGAAGCGAGGTCAGTTTAAGGGAGGAGCCAGCAGGGGAGCGTTATTCCGCTTCACCCCAGCTTGCGCCTATTTCTATATCACACTGCGCCGGAACTTCCAACGGCACGGCGGCCTTCATAATGTTAGATATCTCTTCAGCTTCTTCCAGACCAGACACCGACATAGCGATCTCGTCGTGCACCTGTATCAAAGGCACGCGTCCCGTGGCGTAGATATCGACCATCGCTTTCTTGGTCATGTCAGCAGCGGACGCTTGGATCAGGCGGTTAAGTGCTTTGTAGGTGTATGCCCGCTTGAGTCGGGTCGTCTCGCCGTACTCCTGCACGGCTTCTCGATATGGCAGTGCTTTGTTCATGGCAAAAGTATCGGGCTCCCAAAGATCGAAGCGGCACTTGCGACCGAGGATAGATCGTATCGATCCGCTGCTACTTCGGTCGTTCAACCTGTTCATCACTCCGTTCATCAGACCTTTCACAAACGGCACCCGGTCATGGTACTGGCGAACGAGGGTTTTGGCCTCATCGACGGGGATGTCTAGCTGTTCAGAAAGCTTGTTGACGCCCATGCCGTACATCATGCCGAGGTTAATGATCTTGGCCTGCTTACGCGGGATTTTTGCCATCTCAGCGACCATCGTGTGAAAGTCGGTGTCGGGGTCCGTGCTATATGCCTCGACAAACCCTGCCGCGCCGGACAACTCTGATCCGCGACTCCTGCCGTAGACGTGCGCGTAGTGAACCAAGATCCGTGGTTCCTGCTGCGAGTAGTCAATAGCTGCCCACTGCTGATCTTCTTCCGGCAGGAAGAGAGAACGGATCATAGGGCCCAACTCTGGATCGCGGGCCGGGATTTGCTGGAGGTTGGGATTGTTCATCGAGATACGACCCGACACCGTCCCGCCGTTGTCCGACCTGATCTGGTTGATGTGCGCGTGGATTCTCCCATCCTCGTGACAGTGACTGAGAATGGTGTTGATGAAAGTACCGCTGGTCTTGTTTAGGTTACGCGCCTGCGTAATCAATCGGGGAAGTTCGTGCGGATGGTCTGAAAGAAACGCCTTCGTGAAAGAAGGCGCACCCTTTTTAGTTTTGGGGTAGGGGACACCGATTTTGTCGAAAGCTTTTGCCAAGGACTGGGCTGCCCAAATTTCAACATCATTGCCCGCAACTCGCCGTATTTCTTTAAGGACATTTTTCTCTTTTTTCAAAAGGTAATTACGCGTCTTCTCCACCCGGTCGAGATCGACCCGGACACCCCGGAACGTCATGTCAACCAAACAGGGCAAGAGATCAAGTTCAAGGTTTGCGATAGGCCAGAGCTCTTCCTTGCTGAGTTCCGAGGAGAACCGTCCCCAGAGTTCTAGTGTGAGCTCGGCATCAGCTTGTGCGTAAGGCCCGACAAATTGTGCGGGCATTTTCCACATCTCGGATTTGGGGTCTAGCCCAAACTCACGAGCTGCCGCTATCAGGGCTTTCTCAGACTTGGTCTTGTTGAGGTAGTCGTAGGACAGAGCATTGAGTGAGTAGCTGAAACGGTTCTCGTCTAACAAAGATGCAATCAGCATTGTGTCGATCACGCGCCCGTTGATGGCGAAGCCCATCTGCTTAATCCAGCCCATGTCGTATTGGGCGTTGTGCATGATCTTATCAGCGGGGCAATCAAATACTTTCTTGAGCCACTTGTTTACCAGACGTTTATCAAGGTTGCCGCCGCCCAGATGATTGATGGGCAGATATCCTGCCCAGTCTTCTGTTGCGACAGCGTAACCGACAACCTCGCCGTTGCCGGTGGGCCAGCCCGGCCCGTTCTTTTTTAGGTCCGGGTCGCGTGTCTCAACGTCAATCGCAATCTTCTTCGCGTCAAAGATGTCGGGTAGCTCGGACGGGGGAACCCATTCACTTTTCGGCACAAACATCCCCATCTGCAAGGATGCCATCAGTCTTCTCCCCCTAGCGCGGCATATCCGCAAATATCTACCCAGCTATCCTCATGTTCTGGCGTGACAATCAGGCGAGCAAGTTTTACAGCAACCATGCACTGATACACCTGAGACACGGAGATGTCTTTTTCCAGCAAGACTGACCACAGGATCGATATTCGCTCGTGATTATCGAAAGCTTCCCCATAAGCTGTAGCGCGAGGTCCGTTAATAAGCTCTTTGGCGGTCTCCAAAATTTCATCGCGCTTCATATAAGGTAACTCCGGTTTAAATCTTCGGGTTCTACAAAATAAAGATTTTCACGTGTTCTTGTTACGCCAACATAAAACACGCGGTGCAGATCATCGGCATCAATAGCTGCCGCAGCCTCTGCCGCGGGGGAAAGGTCCGTGAGCAGTACGACGTTGTCCGCCTCGCCGCCTTTTGATCCGTGAATCGTGGACACTGTAACGCGGGGCTCGGCATTGAACTTCTCGCCACGCCGGAGCATGGCGACAATGTAAGCCCGCTCGTTATCCGGGATCAGGTCCATAGCTTCGTGCCAGATGGATTCCGGATCGGCTAATAGGCCGTGATTATCAATTAGATCTGGCATGGTTAGTTGATCGCTGTCCTCAACACCCGGCAACTTTTTAAAGCCCCGTTCTACGCGGGTCTTTGTACTCATGAGAGAGTATACACACCTAGCTTCTTCACCGCTAACGGCGGTTCCTTTTCTCAGGCGTTCCCAAGCATTGACCGCCGTGCTGATCTTGTCAGAGATGGACCGTCGTCCGCGGTCGTTGAACAGGACGCCCATGCCTCGCAATTCTTGTGACAGAGGCGAAAGCATGTAGCCCGCTTGCCCCATGATGAGCCAAGAGCCGTGGCTCATGTCCAGTTCTGCGAGGCCCGAGATCTGCGCCACCCGGCCCCTTTCCTTTCGCGGGTTGTACTCCTTGCGATATCGACGGTTGATGCGGTTGGCGATACGCTCCGCGACCTTGTGCACAGAGCTCGGGACACGATAGGATTGCGCCAGAATTTCCGCTCCGCCGGGCAAGTTGATGAACTGCTCTACGTCGGCTCCAGCCCATCGATAGATGGCTTGGTCGTCATCTCCCGCGCAATACATGCGCTCCGACTTTTTGTCGAGAATGTGTGCGATGTCCCACTGGAGCGGAGACAAGTCCTGCGCCTCATCGAGGAAGGTCAACTGAAAATGCGGGCAGCACTGGTCGGCGTTCGCAATAAACTGACTCAACATATCCGTGAAGTCGTACATCTCGAATTTTTCTTTGTAGGCCGTAACACTCTCGTCAACATATTTTACAAGGTTCCAATCAGCGTACAGGTTGCTATTGTTATACTCGTCTCGCAACTTGGTCTTCTTTAGACGCGCCAGATTTATCAGGGACAAGACCGGATCGTTTATTTTGCTGGAGAAAGTGTCTCCGTCGTTGTCTTTGCCGTCCACGTTCTGAAAGCGGTGCCCTATGACGCCGCCCAGTTCCCTGTAGTTCGAGGGCTGCATGACCTCTTCTGATCGGATTCCAACCTTCGACAAGGCTAGACTATGTAACGTGCGAAAGTGACTCAAATCCTCGTCGGGATTGAGGTTGAACCGCTTTGCGGCCCGTTCTTTTGCTTCGTTTGCCGCCTTACGTGTGAAGGCAAGAAAAGCAATGTCCACGGGGTTGACGCCTCTCTCAAGAGCATCATCCACCATGTTAAGAAGCGTCGTCGTTTTTCCCGTTCCCGGCGGTCCGAATATCCGAAACATTTTTGGCCCTTTGCTTGGCTACGATTTGTCTTACCCGTTCCCGAGTAAGACCGTATTTTTTCCCTATAGCGGACAAGGTCATAAGCTCTTCCTTCCACAAACGTAGAATCTCTTCATCGCGTTCCATTAGAACGGCACCTCTTCGCTCTGGAAGTGGGGAGCTTCAATGTCTACGTCGGAAACGTCGAACGAGGGGATGGCCCATACTCGGACGGACCGCCCTTTGATCTTCATCACTATGCTTTCTCCATGTATGTCTCGTAATCGCTGGGCGATCTTGTGCGTCTTCAGTTCAAAGAACTTGTTCTTCTTGAGGTGCCCTTCAAAGTCACGCAGGCGGAAGTAAGTCGTGCCGCGCTCCTCGTCGGTCCACGGTCGGCGCAACAAGATCTCTTCCTTGTCCTGCGCCTGCTGTAGGTGACGGCAGAACTCTTCAAGGTAGTCGTAGAATTGACCGTTGATGCTGGCGTCCTGCGCGACTTCCATGATGGCGCTCTCGTTGTCTCGCATCTCCGACATCAGAGTGCTGATCCGGGTCTCCCAGTTCTGCTTGCTCATGGTCATGGGCATCTGGTTTAGCTGCTCCATGCAAGCTTTCTGGAAAGCGGGCTGGTTCAACAGCCCTTCGGTGTCGAGCTCCAACGGCTCCCCGCTCAAATCCAAGAACCACACAGGCGGTGTCGAATTGTATTTTCGGAGGTTGGCTACCGCAGCACCCTGCATAGCGGCACCCACCCCAAACTTGCGCGTCATGCATAAAGCTTTGTCGCAGTGGGCGTTGATCGGAGCATCGTTGCATTTGTAGACGTAGTCCTTTCTACCAAGCTGCTTGGCAATGACGTTGACTTCGTTCAGCGGCAGCGGGGGTTCTAAATACGTTAGGTTGTAGGTAAGGATTTCTGTTTCCCATGTGTTGGGATACGCCTTCCTAAGATACACACCAATGTTAAACAGGCCATTGTTTCGACTGCCTTCGCTGATCTTGTTCTTGAATAAGATTTGCAAGCACGGCGGGGCTCCTGCCCAGTTCGATTTTGGATCGTCCTTAATCTGTAACGCCGTAACCTGTTCAGCCGTCTGGACGTGTTCCCCGTACAACGCAAAAAACTCTTCCAGCGTAGCCGCGGTGCCGTCTTCGTTAATGCCGTAGCGCATGCCGTCTTCTGAGTTAAAGTACGGCAGGTTAAGGAAGTTGCCTACGTCACCACGATCCAGATGGAGCTTGACCTGCTTCGGGAAGATTTCACTGCCGCCATATCCGAGGGCCGCGGACACTTGTTGAAGCGTCGTCTGCATGTCCTTCGCATCGATTGGCGTGACGGTGAACAAAAAGCAGTGTGCTCCGCCGGACTTACTGCGACAGACAATAAGGGGAAGCTTCATGCGCCGGATTTTCTCGACAAGAAGCTTGTGGTCGAGCGGGTACTGATCGATGTCGATACAGCCCCAGCGGCACTGATTGTTCTCGTCAATAGGAATTATCCCGAGCGACCGCTTGCCCGCTAGGTGCTCCTCCCAATGCGCCAAGGTCCGTGGTTCGCGAACAATGAACGCATCTCCCGTGTTCTTGCCGTTGGCAGCTTGCTTCTTTATTTCAAATGTGCCGTGCGCCAACTGTAGTCCATCGAATATGGACTGAAACTTTTCTGAAGACATTATAACCCCTTGAGAGTGGGGGCGGGGACTAGCCCCGCCCACCGGACTAGAACGGAACGTCGTCGGACTGCGAGGAGACGCTACTTTCGTTCTCGTGCTTCACGACGACATCGCCGGAAAGCACGCTCTCAGAGAAGGTTTTTGCGCGGGCATAGACCGACGCCTCTTCAACCGGTCCAACCCGGCTGATGTCCCAGCCGTGCCAAGATCCCTTGCTGTTCTCTTCAGACACGCTTTTCAAGTGATACACGTGACTGAAACGAGGCGGAGTAAAAGGACCGTTCTTTCCCTGCATGGTCAGCGAAGAAATCATCGAGTTCCACTTGCGGCTTTTCTTGAGCTGCGTGGACTTCATCGCAATGAGCGCGGTTTCGACAGAGCCGTCTTCACCGACGATCATAACGAAATGCTGATGCGTCTCCTCAATGTACTCACCATTACCGCCGACAACGTATTCCTTGTTGTCTTCCGACGAACGCTCGGTCTTGGGGAGGTCCGGAGCTCCCGGTGCGTAGATCGCCTGCGGCGCTCCGCTACCAGAACCCCGCGGTGCCCACTGAATAAACCGACGCATGTAGGCGCAAGGGATGACGTTCAGCCC